AAAATACCTTGACGAAAATAAAGAAGAAGTTGAGGTCAACATAACACTGGTGAAGTTTGACCCTGAAGCATATAAACCAGATCCTTCAGACGACGAAAATTTTTATCAGGTTTGGGATGTTGATGCCAAACGCTGGATAGAGTTTGACTGGCGAAACCTAACTGAATACAACGGGAGAGTTGACAATGCCAAAAGATCTTGATCACTTGCTAACACCTGCTCAAAAGAGAGCAAAGACCATGGAAGCAAAGAAGAAGTCCATGCTTGATCAGATGGGTGTTGAAGATCGCAAACCGACCAAGGTGAAGCGGAAACGTAAACCCATGACCCCTGAACAGAAGATCGCAGCAGCAGAGCGTCTCGCGCTCGCTCGCGCGAAGAGGAACGTCGGTAAGGAACCAAACGCACACCCTCGCGTGTTGGCATTTGATCCGGATCACCCTCTGTCGTATGTAAACAGCAAGGCGATACTCAAAGAGTGGCGCGAGAAGTTAAAAAGCATTCGCCATCAAAAAGATTCTAAGGATTCTAAACAGCGGCAAGAATACCAAATCGCCGAAGCATATGTTAAGAACCTTGGCATCTGGATTAGAGACGGTGTTTGGTGCGACCATAAATATGGTGCAGCAAGGCAAAACACCATGGAATATGTTTGTATTGCTCCAGCAAAAGACAAGGACGGTAATATCAAACGTGACGTTGGTACATACTATCCGGATATTCGAGCGGTATGGACTAAAGAGATGGCATGCGAAGTTTCATAATAACTCTGGAAAATATAGAATTTTCAAAGAGGAAAGCAGAAATTTGCAGAGAGTCTGCTAGGAAAGTTGGGTATAAACCAGAAATAGAAACTTTCTGGGGAGTGTTCGCTAGAGATTGGAGAAAACACCTCCCTAAAACTGCCAATACATATATGTGGAATCTGGTGAAAACAACAGATCCGATTGCGGGTTGTTTCGCCTCACATTATTTGTTGTGGAAAAAGTGTATAGAACTGAATGAACCCATATTGATATTAGAACATGATGCTCAGTTTATCAGGAATATCCCAGAAGATCTAGAGTTCGATAAATGTATAAACTTTGGAGCACCTTCTTTTTTTCGTGCCGACGATTGTAATTTTATAGAACCGAAAGAAGGAGTACATCCATTAAGAGACGATATCTTTTTCGGGCATCATGCTTATGCGATAAAACCTGAAGCTGCAACGCAGTTTGTACAAGACGTAGAACAAAGTAACAGAATGTTGACCCGTAATGACGTTTATATATGCAAGCAGCACTACCCTTGGTTGGAAGAATACTATCCTTGGCCAGTGGTGGCATATGAAAAACTTAGTACGGTTAATATTGACGGATTGAAGGTTGATCATAGTATTAACAGATTGGAAGAAAAAGTTACGGGTGATCATCTGGTGTTTAGAAAAAACCATTTCCCGAACATTGAGATCGACAGTCCTAATTTAAGGATTATGCATAACGAAATGAAAGAGGCATTAGGAATTAAAAATGGAAAATCCTGAACAGTATGTAGCGATACCGTTACAGATCTTTAACAAAGTTGTTGAATACCTTGGCAATAAACCTTTCAATGAAGTCAGCGTCCTTATGGAAACATTGAAGGAAAATGCTAGAGTTATAGAGACTACTCCGGAGCAAGAACAGGAGGAAGCAGTTGATGAATGACGAAATAGTAGAAATAGAGTTTATGACCAAAAGCAAGTTTGGCAAACTCATAGAAGGCATTGTTCGTGATAAAAAGTTATCTTACATTGATGCTATTGTGTATGCTTGCGAGGAACACAACATTGAGATAGAAGATTCTAGGAAATATGTGAACGTTGCGCTCAAGCAGAAGATAGAAGCGGAAGCGATGCAATTAAATTTTTTGGAAAAAAATGCCCAATTACCCTTTGACTGAACCTTTGCGAAGGGACTTCATTTTCGACGAAGAACAACAGGAGCAAATCATTGCTAAGTTGGTTGAACTTGAACCGAAAATGAATCAAGCGCAAGTCTATAGTAAAGCTGGTGGTGGCGCTCGCGAAGATCGCACCTGCTATAATGTGCCTTTCAGGTATACTGAATTCTTTGATGTTTCTATAGCACTGAGAGACTTTACTTTAGACTGGTATCCAGAAGCGGAGAATCCCAATCTCTGGTATACACAATTTGAATTTGTGCGATACCTCCCGCCAGCACAAACTTTTGTTAAGCATCAAGATGATAGGGAAGATAACCCACAACATGATCGACTGTACACCAGTGTTACGATGGTTGATAAATCTGATGACCTAGATGGCGGGATTCTAAGGGTATGGTTGCCTAATTCAGATATATCTATAGACGTAGATCTAGAACCATTTGAAACTGTCGTGTTTCCTGCTTACTTTTGGCATGAAGCGACTCCTGTGTTTAAAGGCAGGAGAGTTATAATGATTTCTTGGGGCGGGAGTCGACTCCCTCACCGTGAAAAAAGTGCTTGACATATTGTTCAAAATCAAGTATTATATAAATATGGTTGAGCGTTATACTGCTCAACATACTTTGAATACACTGTACATTTCAGACATACGGAGAAATACACATGGACTTAAACGCATTAAAATCACGTCGATACGACATCAATAAACTGGTTGCTGCTGCTCAAGAAGCAACTGGTGGTTCAACCGAACGTTCCGAAGATACCAATATGTGGAAACCAACTGTCGATAAGGCAGGCAATGGTTACGCAGTCATTCGATTCCTTCCTTCCGAAAACGAAGTACCATGGGTTCGCTACTGGGACCATGGTTTCAAGGGACCAACTGGTAAGTGGTACATCGAGAAGTCTCTGACTTCACTCGGTCAGCAAGATCCTCTTGGCGAATACAACTCCAAGTTGTGGAACTCTGGCAATGAAGAAGATCGAGAAACGGTTCGTAAGCAAAAGCGGCGACTCCATTATGTTACTAACATTTTGGTGATCTCTGATCCTTCTGCTCCTGAGAATGAAGGCAAAGTCTTCATGTATCAGTTCGGTAAAAAGATCTTTGACAAGATCCAAGACTTGATGCAACCACAGTTTCCTGGAGAGACTCCCGTCGATCCGTTTGACCTGTGGAACGGTGCTGACTTCCAACTGAAGATTCGCAACGTTGAAGGGTATCGTAATTATGATCGTTCCGAGTTTAAAGCACCTTCACCATTGTTCGACGGTGACGAGGTTCAACTGCAAGCAGCAGTTAACTCGTTACATGACATCTCTACCTTTGTCGATCCTGCGAACTATAAGTCGTTTGATCAACTTCAGGCAAAGTTGATGGAAGTGTTGGGCGAATCTGCTCATACTCCTCAACAGCAAGTAGCGATGGGAACAGTTGCTGATCCAGCACCTGCTCCAGTTGCTGCTGTTCCTGAGATCAAGGTAAGTGCCGCTGCCACTGCTGAAGAAGCAAGTGATGACGGTGACGAGGATGCTTTCTCTTACTTCCAGAAATTAGCGAACGCTGACTGATTAGGAAGGTTGGGGCACTTCGGTGCCCCTTTTTATTTTACTTTAACAATATCATATCCAACAGGAGCAAGGGTCTTTATTTTATAGACTTTCTGTTCAGTTGTTGTGAATCTAAATTCACACTCACCCTTTGCCACATATGGTTTTTTCTTACATATAAAAGTTTTCGGATTGCCACCGTGAACTTTACTGCCATCAGGCATTTCAGTTACAGGACCAGGAAAATAGATGGTGATCTCGTATCGGTCTACAAAGAGCGATTTCAACCATTCCCAGATTTTGTGATGTATTTTCATACGTTTATTTAGTATTCTGACATCTCAGTATAAATAAATGCTATGGACGAGAATGCTTTCCAACTTTTAAAAAAGCAACTTGAGGAAGAAGGTATTAAACCAAATACCAAACTTTCTCAGGAGTGGTTTCTAGATAAAATAAGAGAAATAGGCGGTCTAAAGGTAGAGACTAGCAGAATAATGCGAGAACCGCCAATAAAAATGGCGGCGAATCAGTTTCGTGGCAGGATG